GCCGGCAAGACGCGTGCGCTGTGCACTAATGCGTTGATGCTGGCCGCGTTCAATCTAGGCTTTATCGGCGCCGTGATGGAACCCACTGGCCCATTGATCCTTGACATCTGGCTGAACGACTTTGAGAACTTCCTAGAGGCGTATGAGATCCCCTACACCTTCAGGGCTAGCCCGCTCCCTGAGTACATGCTGCACCTGCCGGGCGGCGATACCAAGATCCTGTGCCGCAGCTTTGAGAACTGGTCACGCATCATCGGCTTGAACCTTGCTTGGGTGCTCGCTGATGAGATCGACACGGTGACGCCATCTATCGCCAACAAGGCATTCCCAAAGATCCTTGGCCGCTTGCGCTCCGGCAACGTGCGGCAGTTTGGCGCTGCATCCACACCAGAAGGCTTCCGATGGATGTGGAACACATTCGGCAGCGAAGATGCCAAAGGACGCGCCGATCGCAAGCTCATCAAGATGCGGTCAGCAGATAACCCGCACTTGCCGCCGGACTTTATCGAGAGGCTAGAAGCCAACTACGACCCAAACCTGCTGCGGGCCTACTTGGATGGAGAGTTCGTAAACCTCACAACTGGCACCATCTACGACCGCTTCAGCCGCGGCAAGCACGTGGTGACTGAGATGCCCGACCTAGACCGCGAGCCGTTGCGTATTGGCGTTGATTTCAACGTTGGCAACATGTCTGCCGTGATCGGCATCCGCACCGGCAGCAGCCTGCTACTGATTGATGAGATCAGCGGCGCCCATGACACCGACGCATTGGCGCAAGAGATCCAAGCGCGTTATCCGCAGCGGCGCATCTACATCTACCCAGATGCCAGCGGCGGCAACCGCAGCACCAACGCAAGCCAGACCGATATTCAGATCCTGGAGTCCTACGGCATGTCAAACCAGTCACCGCGCGCAAATCCTCCCGTCCGTGATCGCGTGGCTGCTGTTCAAGCTTTGCTGGAAAACGGCAAAGGCCAAGTGCGGCTCACCATTCACCAGCGCTGCAAGCGACTGATCGAATGCCTAGAGCTGCAGTGTTACACCGATAAAGGCGACCCAGACAAGGATGCCGGCCATGACCACATGAACGATGCGCTGGGCTACTTGGTCTGGCGTGAATTCAACCCATTGCACGCAGGCGCTGGGCGATCTACAGGCATCAGGCTATATTGATTCCGCCAATCATTACATCTACCCATGCTCAAGGGTGCTGAACTACTCGCCAAGGTCAAGGAACTGGGCAATGCGCCTAAGTCTGAATTGGTGCGCGCTTGCGGCTACGTGATCAAGGATCGAGTGGCATTCACGCAGTTCTATGAAGCGCTGCTGGAAGCCAAAGGCGTTGACCTAGGCAGCAAGACAGCAAAGCGCGGCCGCGGCTTGACCTACAAGGCCAAGGTGCAATTCAACGGCAAGCTGCAAATCGGTGACGGCTACCTGCGCGAGATGGGATACGAACCCGGCGCTGAGTTTGACATCAAGATTGGCCGCAATAGCATCACGTTGACTGCTGCCTGAGCTAATATGGTGGCGCGGCGAGACGGCAATCTCCCGCGCCCGGCCACCTGCATCACCAAGCGGCATGACCATTCTTACACAGCTTGATCTGTTTACGGCTGAAGCTCCACGTTTGATTTACGGGCCATTCGTAAGCAGGCAGCAAGCAAAAGAAAAGCGCACGCCGTACTACTATCCCGGCACCACATGTCGCCACGGCCATGTCGGCATACGGTATGCATCAACGGGGCAATGCTGTGAATGCATGTCAATCAGATCTAAGACAGACATCGAAAGAGAAAAGCAGCAAAAAAGATCAAAGGCAAGAGTTTACACCGAAGAGCTGAAGGCGTATTACAGGGCTCGGTATAGGCGCAATAATCCAGTACCTAGAGTTTTCCATGCATCCGAGCATTCTGCTCGTATTGCTAGAAACTTAAGAAACAGAATGAATCTGGCTTTGAGTGGCACCAACAAAGTGGCATCAACGGAGGAATTGCTGGGATGTTCGTTTGATGTTTTCGTTGGGCATCTGCAGTCTCAATTCAAAGACGGGATGTCATGGGACAATCGTGGCCGCACCGGATGGCACATAGATCACATCCGACCATGCGCTAGCTTTGACCTATCAGACCCAGATCAGCAGCGCCAATGCTTCCATTACACAAACATGCAGCCTCTCTGGGCTGCTGATAACCTAAGTAAAGGATCCAAGGCGCCGCTGTAATGGTCTATTCCGGCTTTAACAACTACGACCGGCCGATTGCGCAGCGCCGCGTTACTCGTGTACAGGATGCCAACACTGCGTGGTACGCACAAGAGGCGCATTGGATCCTGATCGAAGACTTGCTGCAAGGCACCTATGGGATGCGCCGCAAGCATCGCCGGTATTTGCCGCAAGAGCCGCGCGAACTAGACGAGTCCTACGACAACCGTCTTGCACGCAGCGTGTGCCCGCCGTTTTATCAACGCCTAGAGCGGATGCTGGCCGGGATGCTCACCCGCAAGCCCGTACGGCTTGACGATACAGCGGACGTGATCCGCGAGCAGTTGTTTGATGTTGATCTACAGGGCAATGACCTCAACGTTTGGACCTACGAAACCACACGCAAAATGGTCCGTTACGGCCACGTTGGTGTACTGGTGGATGCACCTGCTGATGGGGGTAGACCCTATTGGGTGACCTACACACCACGGCAGATCCTTGGCTGGCGCGCTGAGCAGCAGGAAGGCCGGCAGGTGCTCACGCAGTTGCGGCTAGCCGAGACGGTCACCGTGCCTGATGGTGAGTTTGGAGAGAAGGCAGTCGAGCAGATTCGGGTGCTGACGCCAGGTGAATTCCAACTGCATCAGAAGCAAGACAACGGCGACTTTAAGGTTGTCGACGAGGGCCGCACAAGCCTTTCTGAGATCCCCTTCTCAGTTGCTTATGCGCAGCGCCATGGCTTCATGGAGTCACGGCCGCCGCTGGAAGATATCGCCGAGCTAAACCTAAAGGCGTATCAGATCCAGAGCGATTTGGATAACCAACTCCACATCAGCGCTGTGCCGATGCTGGCGTTTTATGGCTTCCCGTCTGCAGCAGAGGAGGTCAGCGCTGGACCGGGTGAAGCCATCGCATTTCCCGCTGATGGCCGCGCTGAATACATCGAGCCCGCTGGCCGCAGCTTTGATTATCAGTTCCGCAGGCTTGAGCAGCTTGCACTGCAGATCAATGAGCTAGGTCTGTCGGCAGTGCTGGGCCAGAAGCTATCTGCTGAAACCGCCGAGGCAAAGCGCATTGATCGCAGCCAAGGCGACAGCACGATGATGGTGATTGCGCAAAATGTGCAAGACATGATCGACAACTGCTTGCAGTTTCATGCGCAGTACATCGGCAACAACACATCTCCTGGTAGCAGCTATGTCAACCGCGACTTCCTTGGCACACGCCTTGAGCCGCAGGAGATTCAAGCGCTGCTGCAGCTTTACACCGCAGGCACCATCACGCAGGAAACGCTGCTGCGTGAGCTGGCCGAAGGCGATGTGTTGGGAGACGACTTTAACGTAGACGAAGAGCTTGAGGCTACGGCCAATGCGGGGCTTGATCTACAACCTGCTGGACTGGGTGACCGACCGATTAGTGGACCTGATGATCTGGATGGAACCGAAGAAACCCAGGAGGCAAGAGCTTGATTATCACGTCAGCGCCCTGCCGGAACAGGTCTTAGCCATCGTGCGCATCAGTTGGTACAAGGAAGGCAAACCAGATGAAATTGACGAAACGATCTTGTATGAAGACGGCCAAAACGGTTACGACGCATTCGCTGCATTGGTCACCACTGCATTGAACCGCGGCGCTAATGTCAGCATTCGCAGCGGCTATGCACCGGAAGATCTTGGCATTGAACGATGAGCACACCAGAAGCGCTATATCGCAATGCAATAGATCTGAACCGCTACAGCAATAGTGTTGCGCGGCGTGTGATCAATGCTTACAACGACATCATCATTGATGCCGTTAATCAGCTGCGCAGCATTGACGAGCTATCGGCGCCAGTCAAGGCGGCGCGGCTGCGGGCAATCTTGGCTCAGTTGAAGGACAGCCTGGCAACATGGGCAGGTGACGCAACCGAGCTGACAGCATTAGAGCTGCAAGGCATTGCAGAGCTGCAGTCTGAGTTTGTGGCCGATCAACTGCGGCGTGCATTGCCAGCAGGTGCACGTGATGCAGTGCGCACCGTAGAGATCAGCCCGCAATTTGCGCAGTCAGTGGTCACCACTGATCCGACACAGATCAATGTGGTGGCGCTCAGTGATGACCTGTTTGCTGCAGTGCAAGGTGCACCGGCGACGTTCAGCTTGACGGCGGCCAAGGGCGCAACCATCACGCTCCCCAATGGCGAAGTAGTCACCAAAGCATTTCGCGGCATTGCCGTGGATCAAGCTGAGCGGTTCTCTCAAGTCGTGCGGCAAGGCTTGTTGACTGGTGAGCCGACGCCAGCCATTGCCAAGCGGCTGATCGGAAACCTTGAATTTGGCGAAGAGGCCAAAACCGTAAAGCAGCTAGTTGCAGCAGGCGGCCAGGCAACAGCGGTTGCCGACAATCAGATCGTTACGCTAGTGCGCACCAGTATTAACCAAGTAGCCAATGCAGCTAGTCAGCAGGTGTATGAAGCCAATCAAGATATCACTAAAAAGTATCGCTATGTGGCAACACTGGATACCCGCACCAGCAGCATTTGCCGTGCACTGGATGGCCGCGAGTTTGAATATGGCAAAGGCCCGACTCCGCCGCAGCACTTCAACTGCCGCAGCACGACGGTGCCAGTGATCGACTACGACGAGCTGGGCTTCACACCACCACCAGCTAAACGTGCATCAACAGGTGGCCAAGTGCCGGCGGATCAGACTTATGGGCAATGGCTGGCAAAGCAAGACCTTGAAACCAAGGCCAAGGCATTGGGCGCTAACAAGGTGCCGTATTTCAACCGACTTGCCGACAAATACGGCCCGACTGATGCCATCGCCAAGTTAGTTCGTGATGACGGCTCAGAGCTAACCTTAGATCAGCTCCGCGCACGATATGGACCTGCCTAGGCTCCGTCATTTTCAGAATGCTGGCATCTACTTCATTTCAAGCGATCCCGTAGAAGCCCTGCATGGCGAGGCATGGGTGCCAGCTATCTACACCGATAAGGGCTGGGCAACAGCAGACGGTTCTACACTGTTAACAGGTATTGAGGAATGGCGCGATGCCACTGAAGCGGGGCAAGTCGCAGGCTGTAGTATCAGCCAACATCAAAACCGAGATGAAAAAAGGCAAGCCGCAAAAGCAAGCGGTAGCAATCGCGCTCGCAAAAGCCGGCAAGTCACGCAAGGGTAAGAAGTGATGGCTAAAAAGCCTGGCCTATACGCCAACATTGCCGCTAAACGCAAGCGCATTGAAGCTGGCAGCAAAGAGCGCATGGCACGTAAAGGTGAGGAAGGGAGGCCTACCGCTGCTGCGTTCAAGGCTGCGGCTAAGACTGCTAAAAAACGCAAGCGTAAGTGATAGCCTTAGGGCGTAATTAAGCCTGCGGCTTATCCATGTCTGATGAACAACAAACCCAAGAGTCTGCGACTGCTGGGGTTGAAGCTGAAGCGTTGCAGCGCAGCGTAGAAGCACTAGAGCGCAAGAATCAAGAGTTGATTGCCGAGCTGCGTGCAGCAAAGAAATCTAAGGCGCCTGATGGGGTCAATGTTGATGAACTTCTGGAGTTCAAGCGCAACTACGAGCAACAGCAACTCGAATCACAAGGCAAATACCAAGAGGCACGACAGGCTCTGGAGCAGCAGTTCCGTGAGGCGACGGCTGAAAAGGACCAGCGCATCGCAACACTTGAAGCCCGCGTCCGGGAACTAGAGCTTGTTACGCCTGCGGTCACGGCACTGGCTGACATCGTGCATGATCCTGACCTTGTACTGAAAACCAAGCTGTCGCCTGATGCAATCCAGCGCGAAGCCGACGGCACCGTGGTCGTTGTGGACGGCTACGAACGCAAGCCCGTTGCTGAATGGGCCAAGACACTGCCGGCATGGATGCAGAAGCAACCCAAGCCACAAGGCAGCGGTGCACCAACCGGCGGCACCAATGGCGCCATTCCGGCTGGCATGAGCAATCCATTCAGCCGCGATACATTCAACCTCACAGAGCAGTCGCGGCTATTCCGTACAGACCGCGACCTATATGAGCGGATGAAAGCTGCAGCTAACCGTTAGTATTTGAGTGTCTGCTCGTGATGGCTGCGCCACATAGAGCCTGGGGCTGCGCCCACATCCGTAAACCCTTTTTGAGGATTAGTCATGGCGACCCTTCGCTCTGACATCATCATCCCCGAGGTATTTACGCCTTACGTCATTGAGCAAACCACTCAGCGTGATGCCTTCCTGGCTTCCGGTGTGGTGCAGCCTCTG